GTTGGTTCATGCTTCCATCCTTTCGACGGACCTTTCGCTTTAACTTAATAAAGTCTCCTTTTTCATCGCCAACATTCTTAATCTCAAGACCACTCTCTTCAAAGACTGCTTTAGCAGTATCATCCAATTGTGATAGGGTACACTCCCAAACACCGTCTTCTTCAAACTTTGTGTTCGGAGCGACGATTGATGTCCAGTAAGCAACTCCAGTAGCATATTTATAATCTTCAGTCATAATTTAATTTCTCCTTAATGTAATGTTAATTTAAGCTACCGCTTCTTCAACAAGACGATAGCGAGTGTATTTAGAACCATCTTCAGCCTTAGCTTTTATTGTCTCAATATCATGACCCAAGTCACGAAGGTCAGAGATAGTAGCAGTCAGGTTTTCACATAGCCCCAACTGAATTGCAGTCTTACGAGTTACTCGCATACGCTTCTTCAGTGCGGCTAGTGTTTTCTTCTGACAATTTTTCATAAATTTTACTCCTTGAAGTGTTTTAAGAATTGTACTTTACAGTATGTGTTACATGTTGTCAACACATTAATGTGTCTCTGCCCAATTTTTTCCAATTTTATATTCAGAATCTAATGGGCATCGAAAAGAATATATTTCTTCTACCTCCTTCATTGCAGTTTTAGTAATCAATCCAAACTCCTCACAGTCCTTATTGTGTACCTCAAACTGGTATTCATCGTGGATACTAGCAACAAGTCTTACATCCAATCCTTTCTTTGTGTACGCCTCATGCATCTGCACCAGCCACTGTTTACATATAACAGCACCAGCCCCTTGAATCAAGGTGTTTAATGCAGCATGAGGAGATCGAACCTGTAAAGTCCTACCATCAAGTCCCGGTATGACCCCATTCCTTTCGACTGTTTTATTTAGATTATTTTTAAGAGCAGAGAACTTAGGCATGTTGCTCATAAATTTAGATATTAATGCCTCTCCTTCTCTCGCAGTACCGCCTACGATCTTACCAATCTTGGCAGCACCTGCACCATACATCAGTGCATAAATAAATGTCTTGGCTTGGTCACGGTCTGTAAGGCCAGCCATCTTCATGTTAGCTGTATGAACATCACCTTCTAAAATTTCTTGTGTAAATTTAGGATCGTCCATCATGTGTGCTAATCCTCTTAACTCAAGGCCAGAGGCATCAGTTCCCACTAAAGAATAGTTGGTAGCATCTTCCACACTCCACATTGATCTACACTCTGTTCCCATAGGAGAGTATACAGCAGGAACCTGTGCCATGTTTGGGGAGGTGTGAGCCATACGACCTGTAACAGTTTTTAAGGTTAGAACTCTACCGTGAACCCTGCTACTACTATCTGCAGCTTCTACCCAAGATTTTACCTGTGCATATCGTTTACCTAATAATAGATATTCAGATATCTTTTTTGCTTCAGGTAAATCAATTGTCTCAAGGACTGCCTCATCTACAATGACATTCCCCTTATCAGTTTTCTTTTCTGGCTTCCACCCTAAACCCATTAATCTTTCTGCTATTTGTTTTCTAGAAGCAGGATTAAAGGGAGTAACAATATCATCCAATGGTTTTCCTGATCTCTTATGTGTTCTACCAGAGACAACATGAGGAGGGAATATTTGTTGTAGTTCTCCTTCTATATTATCCATCTTATCCTGAACACAGGATATAAATGTGGTTGCTTTAGGTAAGTCTAAGTAGAATCCATTATCTTCTTGTTGTTGAATAATACTTTTAATTTTATGTTCTAAAGCAATTGATCTAGAAGAAAAAACATTTTGTTGTTTCTTAAAATATTTATATAAAGAATAGGTAACATTAACATCTTGTTTACAATAGTCGAGCATCTCTTCAGAGAAGTGATCGAAGCTATCTACTTCTCCTTTAGGAATACCCAATCGTTCACCCCAAGACTTTAGGCTATGTCCTTTCTCAATTATAGGATTGTAGAGTTGAGACAGGATCATAGTGTCTAAAATCCTGTCTGATTGTATGTCGGTTCCCGTAAGTTTATTTAATACTGGTGCATCAAAAGATATACCATTGTGCATTATAAACTTAGACACTCTACGGGCAAAGTTAGGAAACTTAACATAGCATTCTTCTTCAACAAACGTATAAGGTATATTTTTATCTATGTCATAAGCCACAATACAGTGTATCTTTGTGGCATCAATAGCATCGGTTTCTATGTCAAGAACTACGCTCATAACCGAATACAACTCCTATTTAAGTTTGATCATTGCCGCCCTATTGATAGGGATAATAAAGAAAAACTCTCCTTTGCTAACATATCTATTCGGTATTTCTTTTAAGGGACATGAAGCTACCACATCCCCTCTTATTTGCCAAGCCTTAGTATACTCTTTATTAAAAATAAAGAAGTTTAAAGAGGCATTTTTACTTTTTGCTAACGCAATCAGTCGGCTCTTTCTTTCAGGAATGCGAACATCTTCCCAAGTAACAGGCCAATCTCCAGACCACACCAGCTTAGTCTCTACCTCTGTGTAGTGAAGCACACCATTCTTTTCAGAGATAATATCAGGACCATAGGTTTCTTTTTTATCTAAGATAGAATGATCTTGAGATTTTAAATAGGATACTCCTGCTCGAATAGCCTTGGTGTTTGTTTTGTTGTATAAATTTCTATCAAATTTCTTTCTTACTGTGGCTGCGCTAGCAATAGGCTTTATCCTATCGGTCAAAATGATTCTCCTTCTTCGTCCTCTTTAACTTCAAAGGGATTAGATATTTCAGACATGCGTCCCGAATCTTTATCATAAAAGAGATATGTAGTCGGTCCAACCTCACCACTATACCTGTTCTTCAGGATTCTGACAAGGGTTGTATTTGCTAATGTATCATCTGTCTCTTGTTGGTTTCTCTCCAAGGCATACACCATGTCTGATAGTTGAGCAATACTATGACTGCCCCTAAGATGGGCGAGACTAACCTCTCCACCTTCCTCATGAGACTTTGAAGAGTTTGCTCGACGTAGGTGTGATACAAGATTTAAAGAGATGCCTGTCTCCTCAACCAAGCTTCTTAGCTTAGTCATCAAAACATCAATACCTCGACGCTCATCTCCTTCCTCCTGACCCGATACAAGAATGGACAGGTGATCTAGAAAAACCCATTTACAGTCTAAAGCTTTAGCCATATACCTGATTCGAGAGAGTATCTCGTCATTAGATATAGAACCAAAATGATCAAAAGCAAAAAGTCGTCCCGTACCAATGGTCTTCTCCTCCCAACGCTTGAGTTGTTCTTTGGTAAATTGATCCCGCACTTCTTTAATATATAATCTTTGGTTTGCTTCAACTGCCATAATATTAAAGGCAGTCTTCTTGGTGTTCTCTTCAAGGGCAAGAATACCAATGTTATCTTTTGTATTATATAGAAAGTGATACATGAGTTCTCTTAGAACTGAACTCTTCCCCATACCAGAACCAGAGGTCCAAGTGACAAGCTCTCCTGTCCTGCAGCCAAAAGTCTTTTCATTAAGAGATGGCCAAGGATAGGCTACACTCTCACAAAAATCTTCTTCGTAAAGAGAGTCACCCAATTTACCAAGATTAATAATTCCTGCAGGTGTATACGGTTCTGCACCCCACCAAGCCTTAGTGAAATCCTCTCGGCAACCAGACTTCAGATAATCGGATGCATCTTTAAACTTGGATAGTTTAACTATGCTGCATTTGTTGGGTTCAAATAGAGCGGCTACCTTGTTTGCAGCCTCCCGTCCTGCCTTGTCATTGTCAAAGCAGAGAATAACATTATCAAATGAATTAAGATAATCCATGTTCTTTTGACAGTCAGACACTGCCGTGGTGGCAGACCTGACTGAAACACAAGGCCACTGACTACCAAACATTTGATAGGTAGCTGCAGCATCCAACTCACCTTCGGTAATCGTAATGTATTTACCTTTAGCAGGAAAGTTTTTCTGTCCAAACAAAGCTGCATCAGTGATGTTGCCTTCAGTAGGAAAAGTTTTGTTGGCAACAACTCGAAACTTGTTGGCTACATGGGAGCCATCAGTATTGTAATAAGGATATACATGCTTAATAATATTACCATTTACATCCTGAACAACCGAAATTCCGTAGGCTTTACAGGTATCTGCGGTAAGTTTACGATCTGGAATATCTCTATAGTTTTTATTTTCAGTCATGTTCGTAGAATATACTTTTAAGTTAGCGTTAGATGGTTGAACTGATTGTTGCATACTATCTTCCTTTGAATAAGTTTTACAAACAAAACAAAAAGCACTGCCATCGTCATACAGAGCATTGCCGTCTGACGATCCACACTCTTCGCAATTCACATGCTTCATAAACTTAGCATTTTTCTTCATGTGGTTCTCCTATAATTAAAATAACCTACAGTTCGTAGAACTTACTGTAGGTTACTTTAATTAGTTTGCCAGAATGTCTGTCGGCTGTCAACTGGAACTTACTATTGTATAGCTATTAGGCTTTGCCTTTAATGCACTCAACAACCCCTCTCTATTTTTAATAAAATCTTCTGCCTGTTTTTTAACTGTGAAGGTTATGTTCGTATTGTTTCCTTCGTAGTATATAAAATATTTTCGTCTTCTCATTTTGTTAGTGCCTCCCATGATACAGGATACAACTCTTTTATAATATTATTCCACCGCTCTGCCAGATTCTGTATTTCTATCTGGGCTAGGTCATCGCTCCTTAGTTTATATGCCCTAGCAAACGCAGCCAAAGAACCTGTAACATAATAACTTGTATATGTAGCCTGTGGTAAAACCATCCGTGCTTGCTCTGGCGCTACTCCTGCTCTAATAAGTTCTTGATAAGTATCTTTAGCCTTAACGTATAAATGTGTTACTTTAGTACCAGTATAAGGATTTAAATCAAAATATTCTCCGCTCCCCTGCTTTCTATCTGTCGGTGCTTTTCTCCACCTTGTTGTGTCAAAAAATTTAGGAGTGTCATTCACATACCTTCTACTTACTTCATTATAACTAAATCCTACTGTATGTTTAAATCTTTGCCTTGCAATAAATATAGGAACAGTTTCTCTGAGAGTTATCATACAATGAGTGAACGGTGTGAAGTGATTGTGCTTGGCAAGATATTTAATTAACTTAACATCTTTATCTTTAAGGACATTTTCTACAGGACCGGCAGGAGTTATGGACTCCCATTCACTTTCTTTATCAAAAGAAACTCTAGCTGCATTAACAACAGTCAGATCATTTCCTAAATGAGAGATTAATTCTGCGTCCATTATTGATCCTCTTCCTCGTTCAATAGGTTGTCAACAAAATATTTTTTATCGGCCATAACTTCTTCTGCTTCTCTCTTTGCATGGCTTCTAGCCTCTTTTAAAGAATACCCCTCTCTTTGATATTCTCTTGTAAGCTTTTTAAATAGATTTTTAGAATCTAATTCCCATAAATTTTTTGACATGTTATCTCTCAAAAATTTCTTGTGTAGTCCAACGCTTTTTTTGATAAGCTTTCTAAACTATCTTCTGTTATTGTTAATTTTAATTTTAAATAATCATTTTCTTCTTTTAATTCTTTAATTCTAATATGTAATTTATTTAGTTGTTCATTTAGATCATAAACATTTTTCTTTAAAATATCTAGCTGGTCCATATCATCTGCCCATTGTCTTTTCTATTTCCTGAAACAGCACCTGAAGTTTAGTGGCGGTTGTGTGTAACTGTGCCTCTTGGTTTAAGTTTATAAATTTAATTTCATTTACATTATTTAAAATATCTATCACGGTTTTTGCGTAGTATTCTAAGTCTTCATGCAGACTTTCATGAATAATCCTTAAATCTACTGACAGCCTAGCTTTACCGTTTAGAGATTCTTTTTCTTTTTTTTCGATATCATTAATAATTTTATTTAAAGAATAAAGCATAATTCCTCACATAAATTGTGGACCATTGTACCAACAGACAATAGAGTATCTGCTGCCATATTTAACGGGTGTTATTTGATGCCACATAAACGATGGAAATACTACCACGCTTCCAGCATTACGCATTTCCTTAATGGTTTCATATCTTTTCTTTTCTACTGGCGATACAAGCTTTTGTATTTGGAAGTCACCACCCTTGAAGTTCTCGTTCAGTGTTATACACACACTAAGCTTGCGAACAAGTCCGTTTTCGTCGGGCAGCATATCATGATGCCATGTGTATTTATCATTCTTATGATAGATACTGACCTGTGGGATTTCATATCCAGTTAAATTATAGTTCCATCCGCATTCATCTTTAGCAAATCCAGCATATAAACTAAAGATATCTACTAATTCTTTTGAGTTTAAAAAGGCAACCTGAGATTGTCTCTTCTCCTCGTCGAGAATATCACTTTCATCTCCTGCCACTGTGGAGCTATCGAAGTTCAACTCTTTTAGATATTTAATAATATTATTACAATTATTTTTATCTATTGCTTTATCATAAACTTTATATGTTTGCATGATTATATCAGCCTATTAGTTGGACAGGCTATCGGAATGACAACCTGCCCAACCTGAGTAATTAGTGAATGTGTTTGCTGCTTTCTTCAAAAATCTGCTCGGTTTCCCAAGTCTCTAAAGAGTTCATAAAATCATTGATGTGTTCTAACTCAAGTTCTTCAATGTCTGAGACATCAGCAACAGACATAACATACAACTGTATGTGTCCAGGTACTTCATTGTGGTCTTTATAATTATAAATTTTCATTTTACATTCCTTTCTCTACTGTATGTAGTATTTTAACACTCCACTTACCAGTATTCCTAATGCTATTAAATTAATAATTATTATAGCCTTGTCATTCCAAAAACAACCTACTACCAGCCACCCAAAAGCACCAATGGATTGGGCAATAATATTTTCTGGATAAATATTATAACTATTTAACACCATGCTAGCAATAAGTATGATACTAGCAGACCACTTAATATACCAATCTATTGTATGTGTGGGTGTAATTTTTTCCATAATCAAAAACACAAGATTGTGTTGGGAGAGGCAGGGCTAAGATAGTCCTATGGTTCTAAAAATAATTTAGACTCATCCTTTTTCTCTATATAAAACTTAGGTGGAGTCGGAGGAGGAGCTACCCCGTCCTTCTCTTTTGCACATGAGGACGACATCAGAGAGATGCCTGTTACCACGGCAATCAAAATAATAGTTTTCATAACTTTTCTAATTCCCCATTAAGATTGGTATAAAAAACATTTCTAATTCCAAACTCGACTATACATTTATAACATCCTGAACAGGGTTTTGCAATAGTCTTTTGAAAAATATTTTTATTTTGTTCAGGGAATTTTCTTTTGACACGCACGACAATTAATGTACACTTCGACAGGTCGTCCATATGCCTTGCTGCATTCTTGATTGCAGCTATCTCTGCATGTAGGTGTATGGCATGTTCATGCTTGCCGTACTTAGCTTGAAACGGATCAGTCTTGTACGAATTAACGCCAAGACCTACAAGATTATTCTTGTACCATACACCTGCTGCAAGACGATAGCATCGAACTGGATCAGTAATATCTTCTGCCACTCTGGCAAGCAGATCAACCGCCTTTTCCATTCGGATACTCAATGTCTTCTCCATGTTGTTTGAGTGCAGTGATAAAGTTAGCAT